ATTAGATGAGGGTACAGACTGTTTAAGTCAAATGATACAACCCACTTATGCATGCCTACTTGAGGATCTTTAACGTACGCCCCCTCAATAGGATCATCCTTAACTCTGTCAGCAGGATCAAATTGAGGTATGACGATATTCTTTGATAACAGCTCATTATGAATATACATATCCCATGAGCGCACGGACGTGAAAGTATCTAAATAGTTAATCTTTCCATCATAAGCCAGGGCAAACACTTGCTCAATAAACTTAAGCTTATCCTCAAGCCTATCTACCAGTCTAACGTCTTGAATATTATATTCAATATATTTCTGGTAATTCTTCTTATACAGCTCATCCAGACTGCCGTACCCAAGTGAGTCGTAGTCCAGCTTACGCTCCCCTAGCACAACCCAGGATATGTAATCTAACTTATAACTCTCCTGCATTGTAAAAGAGAACTTCTTATACAGCTGCATGTAGTCAAGAATAGTTAACCCTACAATTTCTGGAATGATGTATTGACGACCTGCAAGCTCAATTTCTCGTTGACTTAAAATTCCCCAAGGGGAAAGTCTCTTAGCGCTTTCCGGACCAAGCAATCGAGTAATACGATTAATGATGTAAGGCATATCGAAAAATTCAACGTTCCACCCTGTAACCACATCAGGTAAGAACTGAGTTGATCTCCACACCTTAATAAACTTCTCGAGCAAGTCCTGCTCGTCTTTACACTTAAGGTATGTAATGTCCTCTTTACTATCTTCTGGTATAATAAAGTCATGGTACCCCATCACAACCATCTTACCTTTTTTACTTAAGGTGATAGCAGTGATTTGTTTGTCAGCGGCGGATATATCCGGGAACCCTCCAGTAGAATCAGTCTCAATATCGAGTGATACTACCGATATAAGCGACGGATCATAATCTACTACTCCTGGATAGTGATCGTGAATGAAAGTGTATACAAAGTTAGTAAGCCCGTAGATATCGAGCCCTTCTACATCTTTGTATCTTTTGATGTACTCTCTAGCTTCGTAGACACTACCAAATGTAATTTTATCTACAGGAGTGCCTTTAAGGGTCTTGTAGTCAGTATTTCTTACTCGAGACGTTACAAAGAGGTAAGGCTTGTAGGGAATGGCGTGTTGAATTCGCTGGCCGTTTTCGTAGCCGCGTAGAAGAATTTCGCTACGATTAAGATAGACGTTCGTATAGAATTTAGACATCTTTACATTATAAAATAAAATGGGTGGCACTGCCACCCATTGAACTACTTGTAGAGGTCTTTAAGCAATTGATCCAGCTCTTTTTTATCTCGAATATGCGTTGATAAAATAGCAGCTGTTTTATACTTGTTGTATTCTTCCATCCAATCAACAAATTTATCAAATGCCTTTTTTAACCAGCTCATCGATCACTCTCTGTTAAAAGCTGCTTTTTAACTTTTGGAGTATCAGAGCCTGTCTCAACAACTTCTATCTTTTTAGTAGGATGAAGTTTTAACATATTCTCTAAAGTAATTTTAAGCATGCCGTTTACTAGAGCTGCATTCTTAACTTCTACTGAATCAGCTAGTTTAAACTGACGGGTGAATGCACGCTCGGCAATACCTTTGTACAAATAGCTAGAATCGTCTTGATTGACGCGCCCGGCAATTTTTAAAGTATCACCGTCCATTTCAACATCGATATCAGACTTTCCAAACCCTGCTACAGCCATTTCGATTGTATACGTTTTATCGTCTACTTTCTTAATGTTGTATGGGGGGAAAGAGGGAATAGTTTTTACGAAATTTGACTGAGCATTTGCAATCTCATTAAAGATTGTGTCAAAACCGATAAACGAGCGCTCAAAGTCTTTGAGTAAAGATAGTGCGTTCATAATTTCACCTCAAACTGTAGTAGGTTTCAGAAGTTTTGTGTAATCAAGCTTGGTCATAGCGTCAAAAAGATCGCTAGATGTAGAAACTAGATTACGAGCAAATTGAGCTTGCGCATTAACGAAAGACTGTAAAGGCTCTCTAACGGACTCTTCTTTGACGAATGTGTTGAGGAATTGTGTTTTGGCGTATTGAATAGAATCGATAGCCGTATTGATATACGTTTGCATGTAAATCTCCTTTTAAATTAAGCGAGTTAAAAATGTCACCCATTAGGCGTGACAATATTATATAGCTCAACGGCGCATACTGGCTAGATCTTTTGCTTCCTCATCCTTAAAAACAGGCACGAGGTTTGACTTGTGCAAATTACCTATTCCTAACAATTTATCACCGGTATACTTATTCGTATCTTTTTTAGATGCGTTCCCGATACCAGAATCTTTTGAAGGAATACTAGAACCTAACCTATGGCTATTAAGACTAAGTCTACTATTAATACTATTTACAACTTCTGGAGTCCAGGCCTTTCCAGTTTTCGCAGGAGCAATCTTATACTTTTCCTGCTGGATTTTCCAGGCCTGCTTTTCTTTCTCACGTTGTTTACGAGTTTTCTTACTTCCACCGTAAATCGTAATAATCATGATCTATTCTCCTTAACCTATATTATAGGCTTTACGGAGAATTAAATCAACTACTTCTTTCTTCCAATATTATATTTCGCTACTAATTCCCAATCATCCTTCTCTTTATGCGGAAGTATTTTTATTTGAGAAAGCGGAGCTACGGGCTCTTTAGTAGCATTAGGATTAATAAGCTGTACTAGCCCCCATTCAGCTAATAAATTAGCAATAGAGTTTCTTCTAGCAATATCATCCTCAGAAAAATTTGCCGGCTTGCCATCTAGAGCAAAAAGCTCTTTAAAATGAACAATATAATATCGACCCTGCTTATGAAGAATGTGGCAGGACTGATACAGTACTTTATCTTTGCGGGAAGCTACACCGATTCTTGTTAATGTTTCACGGACCTTTAAAAAATCGTCCTCATCAACTAATCTCACTTCCACGAGAGATTCTAAAACATTCATGATTCACCTTATTATTGTTATAGGAACAACTATGAATTATTTATAATGTTAGTTATTTCCTGTACCTGCTCAGGTGATAGAATGCTTTTATACTCCTGCGCTCTTTTAATATTAACGTTAAAATACTTACTTATTGCTAGTAAATCTTCTGTTGTATTGGATTTCGCCCATTTACTAAACCTCTTACCTTTACGAATGCTGTGAAAAAGATACTCATACTGCATGATATTATCGAGATCAGCATGTTTATTCATTTCATTTGCATAGAGCAGAGTATCAGTAAAGTATGAGAGTGACCGATTAACTAGAAAGGGAACGTACTCTTTCTGCGCCAGCTCATCGTTATCAGTATTTCGCATAATATTATTCTTATTACTCGAAATACTATTTACATATTCAAATGGATTCATTTCATTAAGATGGCGTAAACATCCTCGCGTTCCATCCACCATTTATAGCCGTTGCTATCTAGTAACGATGTTAGACGAGAGTCGTCAATAAATTTATGTTCTATTTTAAGCATTTTTGGTTTAACATTCCAAGAGTAATGCTCTAAAATTGCTAGCTCGTGCCCTTCAACATCAATTTGCATAAAATCAACTTCTACAATATTAAAGTGTTCTAAAAAGAAGTCAAGGGTCACACATGGAACTATAATAGTTTCAACATTGCCGATGTCTTTATTTCTTTGTACTAAGTTGGAAGAATAGTTAGCGGGATTTCCCTCAGCATGAACGTGACTGATACCTCTCTGCCACTGCTCTTCTTGATATGGAGTAAGAACATCCATCTTAATAGTTCCATTATAGTTAGTAATGGCCGTTTGAACGCAGACAGAATTCTTACCTTTAACCTTCTCTTGCAGAGATTCAAAATACTTTGGAACAGGCTCAATAAAAAATCCTCTCCACCCATAATCTAAGAATGCATCTAGATTATTAAAGTCACTAGTACCAATTTCAATAAAAGTTTTCATTAAATAAATCCCATTCTAGCTTCAATCTTTTTCATTGTAGTTCTCTGCTCATGAAAAATCTCTGCTAATGAATATTTGTCTCGTTTCTTACCTTCAAGGGGAACACCGAATTTATTAGCGAGAATCTCCGCCTGCTCTCTTGTATAGTTTTCAAAGTGTAGAATGTCAAAACATCGACCTGGTCTTGTTAGCGCAGGATCAACGTCGTTGATAGAAGGTAGGTTAGTAGAGAAGACTAATTTCTTACCGCGCACCGTAATAAGACCATCACCGACGTTAAGAAAGCGATGCATCATTGTGTTACCTTCTTTTCTTGATTTAAGAAAATTATCAGCATCTTCCATAACCATTACACCGACATCATCTTCAATAAATCGAGCAAAAATGTAGTCTTTTTCTAGCAACTTCTCATCGTATGTAACAATTGCATTCTTTGCTGCATAGTGAAGAAGTCCTCGAATAAAAGTAGTCTTACCTGTGCCAGGCGGTCCAATTAGTAAGAGAATAGAGGCTGATGAATTAAGATATCGTTCGTAGTACTCTTCTACTGTTTCTCCTTTAAGAAAAGGATACATTTCAGATACAGGAAGCTTTTCACCTAGAAGAGGAATATTAATAGAACTTCCATCACCAGAATAAATCCACTCAATATGGCAAGGAGCTACCGTAAACTTTAAGGAGAGGTCATCATAGACTTTTTTATTAAAATCTTCACTGCCGTAGATCTTTACGGTCACAGAGTTAGAAGCAACTGAGAAGTCGATAAAACCAATCTCTTTTTGGTTAACAGCCATTCCAGCTTGATCTCCAAATTCAATTAGCTGCCACTTATCGTCAAGCGAGCGAACATAGTTAAACCACTCTTTTGACGTGCATACGAAATCTTCTTTAGTATGAAATGTGTCTAGATCACTTTTAGTTCTTTGATCAATAATCTTGGAGATGTAGTGATCATTAATGCTTGTACCGGCAAGAAAGTACTCTGATCTATCGTCCGCTGTAAGGTTGGTATCACAATCAGCTGTATTCAATTTAAATGCTCCATCATAAAATTTTCTATCATCACCATCTTCTCTAAAGCTAGATGACAAGTGCCATCTTTGCTTACGAACTATTATTTTTCTTTTTCGTCTTAGTCTTTTTATAGGTTTAACTGCACGAAGAATCTTACTTGCAAGCGAATCAATATCTACATCTAATTCTTCACTCATTTAAACTCACACTCAACCATTATTTCAGTTAAACATGCTGTTATATTAATCTCGTGATCAGCAACAAAAGCTGCTTTGTACTGATAGTCAGCTAAGATTAGAACTAGTTGTGGAATACTTGAAGGTTTAAGATAGTCTGTTGCTACATCGTATACACTTCGGAAGAACGATGTGCTATCAACGTCACTGTTCTCCCCTACCCATTTTCTGACTCCAGTAAAGTTTTTCTGCTTTAGACAGTTCATTACTTCTTTAAGCGTTTCTTCTTTATAGTCAGTAAGAATACCAGTATCAATTTTACCGGTTACAGAATATCTTTGCAACTCATTAAGAGTGCGTCTGTAGTCAGGGAAGTACTTACTAATAACGGCAGCAACAACTTTCTTATCGTATTCAACTTTTTCATTACTCAGAATATCTTGAACACGGTTAAAGAAAGCAAGCGCCAACTTCTGCTTATCATCTTTATTAATTTTAAACTCAACTACCGAGCATCTAGAGTGCAGAGGGTCAATGATACGATTTTTAAAATTACAAGTGAGAATGAAACCACAGTTTACGCTAAACTCTTCAATAAAGTTTCGCAGCGCTGGTTGAGTTGAGTTAGGATTGAGGTAATCAGCTTCGTCTAGAATAACATACTTACGTCCTCCAGACAATGACACAGAGGATGCGAATGACTTGATATCATTTCTTAATGTGTCAATGTTACCGTTCAAGCTTCCATTGATCACTATATAATCACATCCAAGCTCTTCTAGCATAGCTTTAGCAACGGTGGTCTTCCCGGTGCCTGCTCTACCAGACAAAAGGAGGTTTGGAACCTCCTTTTTATTTACAAACTCTTGAAATGTATTTTTAAGATGATCAGGTAAAATCGTTTCACTAATTGTGCGCGGTCGATACTTCTCCACCCACAATACATTATCAAAATTCATTATTAACCTTTAAATGTTGAACTGCTTTCAGTAGCTACCCAATATTCAATATCTTTACCTTTAAAGTGGGCAATACCCTTTGATGAAATACTTACATTGTAGTCATCTTGAATGATTTTAATATTTTCTGCTAAAAAAATCATCTTAAATGTTAAGGGTGTTTGTCCTACATCAATACTAAAATTATCACTTGACGGATTCTTCACGTTAACAGCTTGTACGCTCAGCACACCGTTTTCACCTGTTACTGCAATCTCAGGAAGCCCAAGTACCCCCATTGCCTTTAATACGCTTTGAAGTGTATCACTTGTCAATGTAAAATTAATTTCTAGCTCAGGTAGTTTAATTTCTTTATCACCAGGCACAACAATATTACGAGGGTCGGCGTAAGTATACTGAACCTGTTTATTATTGCCTTTAATGATAAGGTACTTGTCTTCTAGAGCGATTTCAGGAGAGTCAAATAGAGACAACACTCCGAGAAATTTAGATAGATCGTAGATAGCAAAGGTGCTAGGAATGTTCTCCTTGATGGACGCCTTTGCCATTACGGTCTTATTAGGTGAAACAGTTGCCAGAATACTTCCTTCCTTAAACTGCAAGGAAGGATTAATAACCGAAAAGTTCTTTAGTATCTGGAGTGTTCTTGCTTCAAATTTCATTTCTTTTGACTCTTTTTAATTTTAGATACATCGGCAGTTGCACTTGCACCAATAGTAGCAAGGTCAATCAAGCTACCACCGAAGATATAACTACCAACGTGCGAGAGTTTCATCCAGGGGCATAGCCAGTTCTTACCGCCCATCTTCGATACGTGATAGCAGAAGTTATAATCTTCAGAAAGATAGCGCTTGGACTCAGGATCAATAATACAGTCAAAGTAGGCCATAATTTCGCGACTGCCGTCAAAATGTTCAGTGCGTACGTGATCGGGCTTATAATGCAGCTCAGGGTAAGCCTTCTCATACATCTCAAATGTCTTACGACGAATCATCATAAAGCCGGTTCCTAGCTCAAGCACCTCTACAGGCTCCCCTAAAGGAATCTCACGTTGAGTGCTCTTAGGATTAAACACGTAGTCACCAACGTAACGCTCTAACTGGCCTGGATCTTCATCCGCAACACCTTTATCAACGGCCTGTTTGATTTTCTCCCAGGAGATACACTTCTTAGGATAAGGACCTGCAATAACGTCATACTCTGACTCATCTGTCTGAAGTGCAAGTAATGCAAGAATATCCTGAGGATTAAAACCAATATCGCTATCAATAAACATGAGATGGGTTGCTTCTGATCTCAAAAACTCATCTACACAGTAGTTACGGGCGCGAGTAATTAATGACTCGTTAAAGAGATAGTACAGCTGAAGAGGGATACCATACTTTGCACATAATGCAGATAAGTCAGCAATTGACTTAGTGTACATACCCGCACACTGCCCGCCATACATCGGAGTTGCTACAAACAGTCTACGTTTTCTTAGTTCTTCGATCGAAATTTCAATTTTCATATTTACACTCCATATTTTTTATCGTGATCTTTACCAATACCATAAGAGCCGTTATAAGTGCTTAACGACTCAGCATTAAAACTTAAATACTGTCCAATACGAGTACCTTTTTTAATTTTCGCTGGACCCACCGTGACATGTAATACACCGGCCATAACGCCATGGTAACCAGAGTCATAGAGACCCGAAGTAAGAAATAAGCCGTTGCGATTAAGAGTACTACGAGTAATAACCCAGCCAGCTTCACCCTCACCGACGTTGATGATGTTTTCCATGACAACTTCGTAGTGACCAGGCTCCAGGTGAAAGTATCCTTGATCATTAGGAATAACTTCTGAAGTTCCTCTGTGGTGTTTGTGCTCATTAGATACCTCAAAAGTAGTAGGTTGAATACGAAATACTTTACCTAGTCTTAAATCGACGGCATTAGGTTGACTATCACCATCTTCTACTCCTGACAAAGTACTTCGTGAATTAGGTCCAAGAATATGCTTCATTTAATCTCCAAAATAATACGGGTTCTCTACTGTTTTAAATTCGTCTTCAAGTATAACTGAATTATTCTTAAAGTTCAACTTAATTACATGATTTGCTACTGTCTCCCTGCTACCGGGAAATTTTGTTGATGAAATGTTTAAACTGTCATCAATAAACATTGGTGATATTTCATTTCTGAATAGCTTAAGGCTTAGATCTGCTCTATTATACATTAAGCAGCTAAACGTTCCGTCAAACTCATTTAATACACTAAAAGAATTAGCTTGAACTAGCGCTCTTAAAATCTGCATCGTATCCCATGATGAGGAGTATTTGTCAATGTTGTTTTTTACTGTCTCAGCCTTGATTATCCCATTGTGCCACAGTGCTAGATCTGGATTATATTCTGGCTGTGAGTTAACGTTGAGAACAGCGGGATGAATGAAATCCGCTGTTCTAGCATCTGTTGTTGGTGCTTGAATATGCACAATCGCATATTCGTTAGGAGCAAGCATTTTATTAGTTAAATCAATTGTTCCTAACTTCTTTTGTTGAATGCTAAGAATTCCCGAGTATTGATTAAATGTTGAGAATGAGAAGGAATGCGAGCCTCTATATGAATTTAATTCTACAAGCTCTTTGAGTTTCTCTATGCTTCTTGAACCAACGATAGCGCACATAATAAACCTTTTTCAGTAAAGCAGTTAAGTTGAGCAATAGTATCTTTTATATCTGCATGTAAAATTCCGTAACCACCCTTTTCTCTAAATGGGTTAATACATGCTTCTGAATCATCAATTAATAGCGTAGAAGCACCAGCATATTTTGACTTGCAGAGTTTTGTCGAGGTAAAATTAGTAAGTAAGTGTCCCAGGCCGTGGGCGTGTAGCCATCTTATCTTCTGACTACGAACTTGGTTCTTATTTTTCTTAGTTCCAACACAGGATAAGATCTCTACATTGACGTCTAATGAAAATAGTTTATCAATAAGTCGATCAGCATTTTTTGTGGTAGATAGGTTATAAAAGCCGTCATTATTTACAAATTCAAACCAATGATCTTGGTTTGGATCGTCTCTACAATTTAACCCGTATGTTTTACTATAAAGGGCATCGAAGTCAGCAATAACCCCGTCCATGTCTAAAAATACTGTTGTAATCATTTTATAATTTTATCCCATGGGATATCAACTGAGTAAGGTACAGGATCAATCATTCCTGCTTTTGCAAAATTAGCAATGCGCTCTGAACACGAAGGACACTTACCACAAGAATTACCAACTAGATCTGGATTATAACATGTCAATGTATGTACAAGCAACGGTGTAAGGTTTAGGTCTTTGCAAATTTGCAGTTCGTCAAACTTAGACAGATGACTGAAAGGGGCTAGAACTTTAACCTTATGTGTTCTATTTTGCTCGGCGACAGCATTAATGCTGTCAACAAACTTCTGAGTGGTATCCCAATATCCATACTCATCATGTACTTGTAGACCGGTAAAGACATGACTTGCGTGACTTGCCTCTGCTTGTGCAAGAGTAAGCGATAGCAAAATCATGTTACGAAATGGAACATAGGTCTTTGGTTGCGGGTCACCGAGCACATCTTTAATAGTAGGCATTGCTACATCTGTGCCGCCAATATTAGCAGAGATTGGTCTTGCTATTTCTCCTAATATGCCTAGGTCAAGAACCTTATGATCTACTTCTAATATTTCACACAGCTCAGATGCTTTAGTAAGTTCGAGCTTTTGCTTTTGCCCGTAGTTGTATGACAGTGCTTTGACTCGCTTACTTCCATACTTTGCTGCAAGTATCATAGTAAGAATGGATGAGTCCATTCCTCCCGATAGCACTACAAGAACATTTTTATCTGTATCAGGTAGAGCTGCTAGTGCCTGTTTCAAGTCCATTATTCAACCCCAATGATGTAATAGTAATAGTATCAGTCGCTGATGAAATATCTACTAGTGCTGGCATTGCGGCACCGTAGTTAGTTAAGCCAAGAGTAACATCCTGACCGACTGTAACTGTACTCATATTATCATCTAAACCCAAATTAATTTCACTCGGTGCTGAGATTTCTTTTTTTAGTCTTTCAATGTAAACCGCGGCATCTAAAAGTTCTTCTTGTAAGTGCTGAAGCCAATCACCTAGTTTTAGATCTGTGCGCTCGGTGGTAGTACCATACTTAATAAATCCTCTCTCCATTCTGTCCTTTAACAGCTCGGAGACTTTTTGCACATTAGAATCTTTCCATTGTTCCATTTTATCCTCGCTCACTGACGTGGTGTCTTAGTACAGAAGTTAATTACATCGGCAATAGCTCCGTACTTCCATAAGGTTCTTGAATCTGAAGCTCGTACCGGGTTAATATCGATACCTCCTCGCCGAGTATAGAGACATGCCACGAATAGCTCCTCGGGCTGTAATAGATCCCACAAGCGTTTATAAATGCACTCGCAAATCTCTTCGTGAAAATGGTTCTCTTTACGCATAGAGACAATATACTGAAGTAAAGACTCAGGAGTAACAGCCTTCTCACCTTTAATATGTACATACACATCACCCCAGTCTGGTTGATTAGTCACACGGCAATTCGATCTCAATGAATATGATCTCCATCTCTCATATCGACCAATCGAAGGTACAACCTTAAGAATATCAGCCGACTCATTATAATTGTCAAACGTCATATTCTGAATATTGCAGTAATGCTCAAGAGAGACAAAGTCACCGACGACAGGCTTTACTGTATCAATATCGCCCCAGCGGATGAAAACTTCAGCTTGCCCTCCTACCGCATCAGATAGATGTTTAACAATCATATCTTCAATAAGCCACATCTCATCAGTTGACTCAATTAGACGAGCCATGTTAAAAGAGTTGAGATATAATTTAACCGATTTAGACTCTACGATATTAGGGGTATCGGACGGGTATGTAAATTTGATCCATCCGGAGACTGGAAATCCATTTTTAAGTAGAGTTGAGAATTCATATCCGTTCCAGGCATCCATTCCTACAAATGGAAGATCGTCATCCTGGATACCATAACCTGTTCTGTTAAGGTGTCTTGGCACCGATACAAGTAACCCAGGATCAACTTCATCAGGAGTTACATAAGGCTTAACTACTGTACCGTCACCAGCTTTACCAAGGTGAACTGATACGAGCTCGTTTAATTGTTTTTGATTATTGTCCGTAGTCACAGTCTAGATCCTCTTTCCATGTAATAAGTTTTTCTTGTTCTTTGTATGCTTGAATAGCTTGCTCTACTCTTTCCCTTACTGAACCAGAGAGACGAGTAACAGATATTTTATATGTGTCTAGATATTCGTCAAAGATTTGAACGATTCTATTTCTAAAGTTTACATCAATACTTCTAATACCGTCATTCTGTATTTCGAACTCAGGTGCAATATAAAATAAAATGTCATACTTAGGAATGAGCTTAACGAATACGTCAGTAGCAAACGTCATTGTTTCGTCATTAACTTTGCCATTCTCATGTAAGTATTTCGTATAAACGATTCCATCAAATGCAGTGCGATCAGTAATGAAATTATTATACATAAACACATTAACAATATGTTCTTGCATAATGAGCTTTTGAGTAACATCCGTACCTTGCTCATTGATAGGCAGTCCATAGCTCATCACACGACGAGTAACCTCGTTGCATACTTTCATATCCCTAAACATTTTTTCTGAACGCAAAGCATTCAGCAGTGTTGTCTTACCTACTGACTGCGCTCCAGCAATTCCAATTCGCATAATTTTTTCCTCATAAACCATTCCCAAGATTCAATAGATGATTGTTTTAGCTTGGAGTACATTTCTTGAAGTGAATCAACTCTATTTGTATAACAAACGGAACTTACAATCTTACCATCATCTACTACAGGTGTTACTTCATGTACAACACTTCCAATTATACGATACTTCTCATTATTTTCCCAGGTACGTACTTGAGGATCTTTACCCTTTAATTCTGGATACAATTCGATTGCCGCTGGATGTCCGTTATAAATGGAATACCTCTCGCAGATATCTTGAGGTAATATTCTAAGATACCCGTGAAGAGTAATAATTACTTTTTGTCTATAATTAGACTCAGGGTAGCTTTTTCTGAGCCAGTCCATAATATTGTCATGGGTGTCGCACTTATATACATTAACACCTGGCACCCATGTCTTTCTAAGATTGTTGGTTAGAATAACTGTGGGGGAGATATTTAGTCTTTTTGAAAGATCTAAAATTTCTCCCCCTGTTTGACTAAACAGAGCAACCCATACTGCATTTCTAACCATTAACAATCTTTCTGAATTGTGTAATATTATATGTGATATGCTCTAATTGTTCCAAACTTACTTCACTATTAATTAATGTAAACAGTTTTTCACTTGGCTTGTCTTGAAGACCATTAACTCCATCATATCTAATACCTTTGAGTCCAGCGACGACTGGATTAGACGTATCAATAGAGTCAATCCACTTATAATTACGATAAGCTGAGAACTCCTGCGGTACTCCGCATCCTAGTAGATGGTGAGGTTTATCAGTTCTAATCTGATTAAGAGTTATCATCTTAATAAACAATAGTTGTCTTGCAAGAGCCCAGTCGTGATACTTAGTAGGATTCTTCTGTGTAAATCTTGAAATCCAGAAGTCATAAAAAGCACTGTCAAATGAAATAGCAATTTTGTCAACACGGTCAACGAGACTGTTATAGCATTTTAAAAACTCTTCATATGTTCTGCCTTGAGCCACACCAATAACAGCTCCAGGTACATTGTTTCTAAAATTCTTTTCCCACTCATCAAACTTAGCAATTGTACCATCGGCATCATTAAGAACGTCTGGTACAATGTAGTAAGTAGGTTTTAATTTAACAATCCATTCAGCGTACTTTTCTGAATCAAAAGCTTCACCTAGCTCAAAAATAGAATTATCGAGAGTTACCTCTCTTCCGTTTTTTAAAGCGTCTTTGAAGAGTTGAAAGTATTGTTCGTTCTCTTCAAACAAATGTACAAGTGCGTAATCATAGTCTGTACGCACTTGTACATCATTGAAGATTGAAATAGGTGCTTCGTGTGCAATTTTAGCCATTTAGATTATATTCCTGTTGTGCTTTTACTCTATCTCGCTCTCGTTTTTGGTAGTATTTTGTACCAAGAACTTCCATCTTGTTTATAATTTCGTTTACTTGCTCTCTTGAGAGAGTTACTATCTCTGTAACCCCGCTAATTTTTTCTTCCACCCATAAATTTTTAGGATAGAACGCTTTAAACGCTTCTTCTATTCCCTTCATCTCATCAAGTGGGCCGGCAATTGTTTTCATAATTTTAATATCCCACTTGCTATACTGCTCAGGGTCATATTTAAACCTATCAGCAGCATCCCAGGATGAGGTATGGCCAAACTTATAAAAATCAACGTTCTTCGTTTCTTTATTAGTGAAACGAGCCAAATACATTTTACCTAACATACAATTCTCCTTAAGAGTTAGTCATCAATTACATCTACACTTGCTACAAGGTACAACTAAATTACAAGCATCCTTATCAATCCAATAGTATCTATACTAGTTAACAGCGCATAATTAGCAAGCATGCCAAAGGATCGACGAGTATAAGCAGCCCAACCATACATAGCGCAACCAGCAATCCAAATAGGATATAAAACAAGTAAAGGTGGGTTAGGGACTGTAAGTGCCATGGTGATAGAGCAACCGATACTAATTGCCCAGGCAACAACTTCAACAACGAAACGAGTTTTGTTACTTTTCCAGTCACTTTTTATCCAGTCCCAGGTATTTAAAAATATCTCATTCATACTCCCTTGCCTTCACCGGCAAGAAAGTAATTAGTAATAGAAAAAAGCATTTTAGCTTTGTTAGGAGCTCGTTTCATTTCATCAGTAAATCGAAGTTTAGTAGCCGGTTTGCCGCTTGACGCTTCAATAGCTTCAATACAGAGTGTGCGAAACTCATCAATAGAAGTAGTAACAAATTTACTATTAATATTTTTGATACGTTCTTCACCGATACTATCTTCCTTTACACGAGCTTTAGAACTAGCTTGAGGTTTAGTAATATTCATAACAATCTCCTATGGTTAATACTATATTATAGATGTTACGGAATATTAAATCTACAGCTTTTCCCCATACGATTGCTGTAGTGCTATATTGTCGAAAAACTCTTTTTTGACAGAAGCTTCATGAAACTGACCGTGAAGTACTGTTGTTTGAGTTAACGAACTCTGTGCCATAATTCCTCTATTTTCGCAACATCCATGCTTGGCAGCAATATAAACTGCTACGTCAGGTGATTCAGTTGCGTCTTTAATAGACTTAGCAATTTGATTACAGAGCTCTTCTTGAAGTGTACCTCTTCGAGCATGCCATTGTGCAATACGAGTATACTTCGACAAACCAATAACTTTATTACCAGGAATGATACCGATATAAGCCACACCTCTTACCGGCTGATGGTGGTGAGAACAAAGTGATTTAAGTTCTGACCTTACCACAAGCATACCCTCATATCTCTCTTCACTGTCGTTAGGGAATGCAGTACAGTCAGGGGCAGGATCATATCGACCGGCCATAATTTCATTATAGTACATCTTAGCTAAACGTCTAGCGGTACCTTTCGAATTAGGATCCGTTTCACGGTCAATCAGCAAAGCATCAAGAACTTTCTCAAATGCTTCTGTTGCTTCATTAATCAGTATCTCCTTATCTTTATCAAGAATGTACTCACTGACGTTATCACCAGCCCAAAAGCGCTTTCCATCGCTTCTCATATTTTCTCTAAGTACTTGTGATAGATTTTTTTCCATATTATAGTCCTTCAAATAAATTCTCATTCCATTCACGGTGACCTTCTCTGAAAGCCATATTGGCTTGTGTCTCTCTTACTTCCACTCTGAAACACCACAGACGTTCTGCTTCACCTGGGCCCCAGTAATCGGGAATATAAACACCGTTGATATATTTGTAAAGCATATCAGCCAAGCCTTCGCATCCCAATCTTGGTAGAATAGTCAGCTTAGCTAGTTTTTTTCTCTCCAGCTCATGAAACGTTTCAATCTCTGGATCATCCTGCGCCACTAACAATGTATGGTCAAATTGATCTTGAAGCACTTGCTTCAGTTCTTTAAATCCTCCATAATCGGCTACCCAATTACGAAAATCAAGATCATTACTTCCAAACCAGAATCTCATAGAAAAAGCATACCCGTGGATTAGATTGCAGTGGCTATCTGCTCTCCATTGACGATACGCAACTGGAAACTGGTCAACATACTCTTTTGTTGATACGTATTTGTAAACAACTGGCTGCATTTATTTCTTCTCCCACCAAAAATCGACCCACTCGGGCATTTCTTTTCTATTAATTTTCCATCCGTAATATGTCGGAGTAAATAAGCGATCATTTATTTCATTATGAATTAAAACTGCCGTATCTACACCCTCATATACGTTTGTAATATCGTCTAATGATACACCTGAATCACAGATGTCATCTACCACGAGAATTTTTTTATTGCGCTCGAGACCTGCAATAATTGCTTCATTATTTTTATCTCTAATTCTCGAAACGTTGCTTGACCAATTTAATGCTATAAAAGTAGCGTCAAGAATGTGTGAAAGATGAACTGATGGTACAAGCCCTCCTCTTACCACTCCTACAACGATGTCATAGTGTATATTTAACTTTTCAATCTCATAAACAATATTTACAATATCTTTTTGATAGAGATCGTAACTGTAATCAAACTTTTTCATTACGTGCCCCAGGCATTTTTAAAGAGGGGGATCTGTAATCGATCAGAATAGCGCCATCCTTTTTCCATTGCAAGCTCTGCTACCTGTCGGTTGTTAAGGTAGTAGAGTTGATCGGTACCTCCACATGGCATAATATAAACAGGACCGTCAAAGCCTTTGCTACGATATGCATCA